CAAATCATATTATGGTTGCCGTGATTCAAGAGTTCCTGTAACATTCCCCTACACCGTACCTGAGGAACCAATCTATGAGTACCGCCATTCGGATGCGGAACCAAAATCACCACCACAAAACGAACAAGGTTTTCTATAATGCTTTCTATCTTTCACTATTGGTCTGCTAAAGAACGATTGGCGGAACATGAAAAAACCATCATGATGCTTGGCGGCGAATCTGAATGCCAACCAATGATTCTTGCACAGCGAGACATGGTTGAACTTGAAATGAAGTATTACAAGGAAGAAATGCAAGACCTTCTATGGCAAACCGGTATGTTTTTTGCATTCACGATGATTGTATTGTCAACATACTATATCTTTTTTATCAAATATTAACCTGAGGAAATTATGAAACGCACAGCAAACTACAAAATGTCCAAGCAACTCAAGACCATGTTGGCCTTGATGAAGTTTGAAACCACCGAAGAACGTTCACGATTCAAGCAACGTATGATTAACGCCGAGATTCATGCGTCAACAGTTGAACGTGTCTTGATTGGTGCCAAGGGTGGCAACGACTAAATATCGGTCCATATTATTGAAAGGAAAATCATGTCACTATTTGTTGAAGTTGAATCTGAAGAAAAGAACTGCAAGGTCATTGTCAACCTCGAATCAGTTATTGAAATTGCACCACTCCGTAGCGGTGGTTGCCACTTATTCTTTGCTGACTCTGCCGCTGTTGGTGGTAAGACTGCAATGAAGGTCAAAGATTCTTACGCAATGTTCCAACAATTTGTATTGCAAACCGTATCAGAAGAAGATATTGCAGCACGCATCAAAAACTTACCAAAGGTTGAAAAAGAACCATATCCACGGTTCATTTCTGATACAGAAGTTACACCACCTGCACAAGAGGTTCAACCACCGGAACAACCACGTGGTCGTGGCCGTCCACCAAAAAGTGCTGCAACAACCACCGCCGACTTAGGTTAAACGATAAATACCGGGTAATGACAATTATCCGGAGTTTACAATGCCATTAAAGAGTTTTACCAGTTTTGCTGAGACATTAAACGAAGCAGCAAAACCAAAAAAAGACAAAAACCACGCAAATTTTGACAAAAAGATACTGATTATTGGTTACGGATCAGTCGGTCAAGCAATTTTGCCATTGGTTTTGAAGCACATCACAAATGATCCAAAGAAAGTTACTGTGATTGAGAAAGACAATCACGGTAAACTATTCCGTAAACGTAATGCCAACAATGGTGTTAAGTATGTCAAAAAAGAGATTCTACGCAATAACCTAGACGCAACATTGAAACAATACACCGAAGAAGGTGGTTTCATTATTGACGTATCATTGAACATTGCTGCTGATGCCATTATTGAATGGTGCTTGCAAAATGATGTAATGTATATCAATACCTCACATGAACGTTGGGGTGATATGCAAGACGAAAAGATTCCAAAGATGGAAGAACGCACATTGTTCCACACTCACAACCATATGCGTGAGATTGGTGCAAAATATCCAAATGGTCCAACTATCTGTGCAACCTCTGGTGCAAATCCAGGTTTGGTTACACACTTGACCAAATCTGCACTATTGAAGATTGCTGAAAACACTGGTCGTAAAGTTGAAGAACCAACCGATAAAGAAGGTTGGGCACAACTAATGAAGAAACTAGGTGTTGAAGTTGTCCATGTTGCAGAACGTGACACACAAATCATTGACAAACCAAAGATGAAAGATGAATTTGTCAATACATGGTCTGTTGAGGGTCTATGGGCCGAGGGTCGTGCACCATCCGAATTGGGTTATGGCACACATGAACCAAAAGAACTTGAGAATGGTACAATTCAAGGACCTGCTGCATTCTTACACCAACCTGGTCTTACCGTTCTAGTTAAGTCTTGGGTTCCAAATGGTGGTCCATACAATGGTTTCTTGGTGCAACACTCAGAGGCTGTAACCATCTCTCAATACTTTGAAACTGCTGATGGTAAGTTCCGTCCTTCAGTTTACTATTGCTATCAACCAACCGATGGTACACTAGCATCTATTCACGAATTACGTGGACGTGAATTAGACAAACAAACCAAAGAACGTATTGTCAAAGATGAAATCATTGCTGGTATGGATGAACTAGGTGTTCTATTGATTACTAAGTCTGGTAAGTCTTACTGGCACGGTTCTCAATTGGACATTAAAGAAGCACGCCGTTTGATTCCTGGTGAAAATGCTACATCACTACAAGTTGTTGCAAATCTATTAGGTACAATGATGTGGGCTATTCAAAATCCACGTAAGGGTTACACCGAACCTGAAGCAATGGATCACAAAGTTATTCTTGAACATGCTATGCCATATCTTGGTCCTGTGCCATTTGTACCAACAGATTGGCGTCCAGAAGAAGATAAGAACACTATCTGGCCAAGAAAACACAACAAGAAATCACCAAACGCACTGGAAAATTTCAGAGTTTGGAACTAAAAGTTAAAATATATTATGAAGTTTTTGAAAGATACGCAAAATTATATCATTGAGGACTACAGGTCCAATAAGTTTAGATTCTTTTTAGAATGCTTTTCTTGGACCTGTAGCATTGTCACCTCAATCATCTTTGCAATTACAATCCCTAACATCCCAGTTGTACCTCTGTATAGCGTTTTCATTGCCGGATGTTGTTCTACCCTCTACTGTGCATGGACCCGTGGATCATTTGGTCTGATGCTCAACTATTCTTTCCTTGTCACAATTGACGCCTTTGGATTAATCCGTTACCTGTTGAGTTGATATGTGGAGACTGTGGGCCAAAGCACTAGGTGAAAAGTCTGGTAACAATGACCGAGAGGCAAACATCGTGGCTTGCCTACGGACAATAATTGTGTTAACATATCTCATCACAAACCTTTTTATTATAGCCGGAGTAATCCGACACTGGTGATATATGAATTCAAAAGAGAAAGAAATCCTCGACATTACGCAAGAAGAATGTGCAGAGGTAATTGTTGCTATCAGTAAGATTAACCGATTTGGTATAGACAACTTTAAACCTGGTAAACCTAAGACCAATCGAGAGCATCTAGCAGAAGAACTAGGTGACCTGCAAGCAATGATTGACCTATGCATTCAGTTTAATCTCGTAGTAAGTGAACAAGTAAGTATTGCAGCAGACAACAAAATTGCTAAACTCAAGCAATGGTCTAACATTTTTTATGAATAAATTATGATTACATTGAATACAGAATACGTTAGTATTACCTCAAGTACGCCAGCACCATCATATCCAACTGGCATTTCTAACCAAATAACTTTTAACCTTCCGACATATAGTATCTCAATTTCAAAACCTGTATCATATGAGTTCCGTGTGGCTGAATATTATTCAGACATTCCAGAAAATGTTGTGAAAGTTGGACTACAGGTTCAAGTATATGAACACAACCAATATGGTCATCCTACTATATTGAAAAGTTGGACTGATGTTGAACGAGTTAAGGTGAAACTATGAACGAACGAATTAAAGAACTTGCTGAACAGGCTGGTGGAGAATTTTATGAAGGATTTGCTGGAGGTACGAACTTTGTCAAATTTGCAGAAGATGATTTTGAAAAGTTCGCCGAGTTGATTGTTCGAGAGTGTATTGAAAAAGGTAATGTTTTAATGAAGCATTATATCAATAATCATTCTGAACAAAAGCAGGTTTTTTTATTGACGGCTATTGCTGATTATTCAAATGAAATTGAAAAACATTTTGGAGTTGAAAAATGAATATCTTTTATCTATCGCACGATGTAGAAGAATGTGCAAGATTCCATTGCGATAAGCACCTGATTAAAATGGTCTTAGAGTATAGCCAACTCTTGTCCACAGCGCACCGGGTGATTGACGGCACAGAATCTACAGGCAAGTCTGCTTCTGGTCGTATGATGCGCCGGTGGGTTCTTCCTGACGACCGTGAAGGTAAACTATACAAAGCAACTCATATCAACCATCCTTCTGCCATATGGGTGCGTAAGTCGTATGCCAATTATGTGTTTCTGTGGAAATTGTTAGAAGCACTCTGCACCGAATACACCTATCGTTATGGTAAAGTTCACAAGTGCCAAGAAACTGGTCTTGTTGATGAACTGATGTACCCACCAATGAACATTCCTGCACATGTAGAATTCACAGAACCTACACCTGCAATGCCTGAACATGTCAAAGTTGCCGGTAGTTCCATCAAGTCATATCACAACTATTACATAAATAATAAACAGCACTTGGCCAAATGGTCAGGTAAGATTAACTCTCGTAATGTCCCGGAGTGGTTTTCAGCAAAATGATTACCCAACAACTATTAAAAACACTGTTCGTTTATGAGGACGGAAATTTGTTATGGAAAAAACCATTATCAAATGTTTGTAAAGTCGGATCAATTGCTGGTTTTGTAAGACCACCACAAAATTACAGATACATAGGAATTGAAAAGAAATACTACTCAGCACATAGATTGATTTTTATGTACCACCATGGTTATTTACCTGATAATGTGGATCATAAAGATGGTAATGTGTTGAATAATAAGATTGAAAATTTGAGGCCTTGCACACATTCACAAAATTTATTCAATTCAAAGAAGCCTTCTTCCAACAAGAGTGGTTATAAAGGTGTTAGTTGGTATGAATCAAATAAAAAATGGTGTGCTAAAGTAAAAGTTGGTGAAAAGGCACATCGTAAATTTTTTGATGATATTGAAATGGCCAATGAGTGGGCAATGAAAACAAGAAACGAATTGCATGGTGAATTTGTTAAACATTTATAATAGAGGTGACTAAAATTCCTAGATACGATTTTCTAAACAAAGACACAGGTGAAGTAGAAATTCACACTATGTCATACACCAAATTGGATGAATTCAAGGAATCCAATCCACATCTTGAACGGTACTTTGCCGCAGAAGATTTGCCAGTCATGTCTGATGGTTCACGATTAAGCACTCCTGGTATCGGTAAACCAGATTCCAGCTTCGAAAAGTATGTTATCCAGCGTATGAAAGATACAATTCCTGGTAACACAATGTCCGGACACAAAACGAAAACGCCTAGAGAATGGTAAATCAACAAATTCCCGCACTTCTTGGTGGTGGTTTCTACAAACCACAAGTATATCTACAACCTACCAAGAAGAAATCTCAACCAAAAGTCCCTGTACTGCTTAGAAAGGATACAACTGTCTACAACAAAACTTCCAAATAAAAATCATAAACAACCAGCAAGGAAGACTTCAATGGCAAGCAATAGAAAAACTGCAATTCAAAAGCGTGAAGATGTGGCTGACGATACAGTAACATATATTCATCAACCAGTCACATCTAACGCATTAAAAATTAAATTAGACCACTTGAAAACTTTTGAGGCGTTGACACAGAATCAACAAAAGTTTTTTGATGCATATAAAAGGGGTGATTACTTCATGGGTCTATTAGGTTCACCAGGTGTAGGTAAAACATTCTTGGCATTGTATAGAGCAATTGAGGAAGTATTAGACAGAAGCAATCCGTTTGAACACGTTGTGGTAGTTCGTTCGGCAGTTCAGGTTCGTGACCAAGGTTATGTTCCTGGTACTTTGGAAGAAAAGATGGAGATTTATGAAGTGCCTTACAAAGAAATTTGTGAGACACTATTCGGTCGTAAAGATGCTTGGGACAGATTAAAGGAGCAAGGACATGCTAGAT